TTACTAGTGTATGGGGACCAAGTGCATGGCATTTACTTCATACGATGAGTTTTAATTATCCAGTTAAACCGTCTAAAGAAGATAAAATACATTATCGCGATTTTATATTAAGTTTAAAATGGACATTACCCTGTGGAAAATGTAGGAAAAATTTATTAAATAATTTTAAAAAATTACCATTGGAAATGAGACATATGAAATCGAGAGCTACGTTCTCCAAATATGTATATGATTTACATGAATTAATCAATACTATGTTAAATAAACAATCAGGGTTAACATATGATATGGTTCGTGAACGATATGAACATTTTCGCTCTAGATGTACCAAATCGATTCAAGAAATGGAAGATATATTAAGACAACATAAGATTAATACTATGCAAGAGAATGAGAAAGGTTGTGTAGAACCACTATATGGAGAAAAATCCAAATGCATTTTGAAAATTGTTCCTCAAACTGAAAAATGTGATACATTTCAAATCGATAACAAATGCATTAAACGCAAGCTATAATCCAATATGATAATATAATAAATAATATATTATCATCTTGCCAATTACATTATAATTTGAGTATTATGGAATTTTAACATATGATAAACTACTTACATGTAAACCTGCCAAAATGGATGGTTTGACACCAGTATCTTTAGCACAATTTAAGCAAAAACTGATATCATCTGATATTAAATCGCATTTATCACTGCTAATTTGGTGAAGGTTTAAACGGAAAAATGGATATTGCATTTTTTCAAATATAGAACGATGAATTCGAACAAATCCAAATTCAGCATAATCTACCTCTATTAATCTATTCGGATCACTTTTTTCTACATTAACAAGATCTTCATATGATATTACAGGCATACTACCATGTTCTTTATGAAATTCTTCGTCCCATTTACCGGCAACTACTATTTTAGTACCATTATCTCCATTTGAGGATTTCCATCCGCATACAAAAGGATGTTCCGTTTTAGACAATGAATCTAAATGATCTTCTGTAAAAACTATGTCCTTGTCTACAATAATATAATAATCGATTTCTTTTGATGGAACTGGATTATTTATTCCATGTCCAAGAGTAGAAAGAATATTTTTAATAATACATGTATTATTATTACCAACACTCGTAAGAATTACACTTTCATTTTTATCACACCACGTTTTCAAGTTTAAAATTTGTGGAATTAATGTAGAATTTACAGTTTCGCCGAGTGGCAATAGAAATACATTTTTCACCATTATATCCAGTAATTATACTAGTACTACGTTAATTTTTAAATAGCTTTTTTTATAATATTTAATAGTTTTTAGCATAAATTACGAATAATATGAAACGAAAATATAAACAACATATATATAGATCGAATGTCTCTTTTTCAAAATATGGATAGTTCTAATAATATATTAGCATATCAAGAAAATAAAGTAGAAAAAACTAAAATACCATTTTGGGGAATAAATCCAAATGTATTATTTCAAAGTGAATATATTTTAGAATTTTTTCCAATTGAAGATATGACTTATGAACAAAAATTAAATGCTTTAACCAGAAGTATTATAATTTTAACTATTATTGGTTTTTTACTATCACAGAGTTTTCGTATTATCTTTATTTCAGCAATTACAATATTAGCTATATTTTTACTTCATTATTATCAACAACGTGAAAGCGATAAAGATAAAAAAATTATAGAAGAACATTTTGAGAACCAGTCCGATGAAGTAATTGCAAAATATGGTATTTCCAAGCAAAATGTATTTGATAAACCGTCTTCATCGAATCCTTTTAGTAATGTTTTAATTACAGATTATGAATACAACCCTAATAAAAAACCAGCTCCACCGTCATTTAATAAAAACATTAATAAAAGTATTTTAGAAGAAGCGAAACAGTTAGTTAGTGAATTGAATCCAGATCAACCAGATATTTCTGATAAACTTTTCAAAGATTTAGGAGAACAATTTGTATTCGAACAATCGTTGCGTCAATTTACATCCAATCCTAGTACTGTAATTCCAAACGATCAAACTGGTTTTGCTGAATTTGCATATGGATCAATGGTATCTTGTAAAGAAGGTAATCTGTTTGCATGTGCTAGAAATATGGATAGATACAACAAATATTAAACTCTTGGATATTTTAAAAACATATTTAATAATTTAAAATTAAATATATTTAACTTGAAATTATGTATTCTACTATATTATATACTATGAGTAATACAAGTGATTATTTTTTTAATAATATGGGAAGAATAGGTTCAGATTCTGTTGATAACACACAGAGAAATATTACAAACACTCGCTATGCAAATTACATGTTAAATGATAATTATAATGGATTTCTATCAAATTCACATGTTGATTTTGCTACTTTAGCACCTTCCATTAATTTTAGAGGAACCGGTGGCGGAAGTGGTTTACCTGGAAGTGTAGTCGACTTTGATTCCCTTTTATTACTTAAACCAGAACAACAACGTGAATTTGAGAAACTACAATTACATCAACGTCCTTTTGCTACTGTTCCTTATTTAGGAAGAGGTTCAAGTAATCCAGTATTAGAAGCTCAATTACAACAGGGTGAAACTGTTCGCGATATGAAGAGTGCGTCTACTATTATGGACAAAAGTTTTGTTGAATATAGCAATTATCCATTAATGGATAGTGTTAAAGACCGCATTACTAATCCAAATTATTCTGTAGAAGAAGCTGCGTTAGATGGTTGGGTTCGCGGTGGATTACCATCACGTGAAGTAGCCAATGATACTAGTTATTATAAAAAATAATTTAACAAATAATTTAACTTGATTCAATTAATATAAACATTTATTTATTGTATTTCATATTATAGTACTATGCAATACAATATTGAGCATACAGTTCATTATACAAATAACTTCGAATATCGTAAATGTATTCGTGAAGTGTTCAATATGGATGCTGAAGGAAAACAACCTGATTGGAGTAAGATGGATGAAGATATTGATGAAGAAACAAAAGATGAATTAATGTATGATCCGGACGCTATGTTTCAAGGTTTAGATTTTATTTATGAGAAAACACAACATAATCCATTGTTTAAAGAATTATATGAAATAGCTGCTGCAAAAATGATTTCAGTAGATCCAAATATAGGATTAGCTGTTATATTTTCTTATGATTATTTTCATCTATTTCATTTATGTTTAGCTGATTTCTTTAAAAATCCAGATTCTTTCACTCGTGAAAACATAAATTTTGTAAACATGAGGAATAAAATTTATTAGTTGGTATTATATTATATTATATATTATATACATAATATAAGTACACATCATAAATGGCATCTACACGTAATAAAAATACTAACGGAAATTTTGAATTAGAAAATAGGGCTAACCTAGGACAAATGTTATATAATATCGATCAAGGATGCGGTATTCCATATAAATCCTATTTTGCAGATCATTTACATACAAGAGGTGATTTTTTATTATTAAACCGCGATAATGACGTACATTCATCTTACGTTCAATATCATGGTTATTGTATTCCATATAAATCATTTCATCCAGGAGATGGATTAATCGGTGCAAAAACTGCAAGAGAAGTAATGGCGTTTAATGCATGTGATATTGAATCCAAATTATTTGGTATTGGAACAACCAATCTAGTTAAACCATTACCTGAAATTCAACCAAAGTTTAACGATGTTGATGCTAATTTGCGAGAACTTCAAAGTTTGTCTATAATTGATCGCGTAAAATTAGTTATGCCTGAACCATTGAATGTATCGAATACCGAAAGATATACGTTTTAGACCTTTATTCGCGAGCTTTTCTTGAAAATCGGTTAAAACTATCCTTCAGTTTATGTTTAAATGTATTATTTTTTACGTGTTTATGATTTTTATTTACTATTTCTGTTTTTAATACATACATCTTTGGGATTTCAACTGCGGGTTCGTCTAATGTATAATTCGTATTATCATCGATTTCATTGTTTGATATATCATTTATAGTTTCATTTATAGTAGGTTCGTTTATTTCACTAACACTAACATAAAATTTTTCAAAAATAGAACTTAGATTACATTCTTCTAAATTACCTTTTTCTGGTAATTCATTGCAATCCTCAAATTGAATATTTGCAAGATTTTTTTGCATTTCATATTTTTTTCCATTTTCAAATATTTTCATAGGAATACGTATACATGCTATTACATAACGGTCATTATTTGATTCATTCATATTCAATTATATTATTGAATATGACATTATTATTATGGGTTTAACGATAATTCGTTAACGCGTCGTTCATTATCGCGTCTTTTTTGGGTTTTGTTCAGTTTGGATTTTAATGGGTTTAGTGTTGGATTTAATCTTTGTGTTTTTCGCATTGTTTGTGTCTTTTCAATATCTGATTTATCATAAATTTCGGAGAATGATACGTCATTTTCGGGTGTATCTGTTTGTGTTTTTACAACATCTGGTTTTTCATAAATTTCGGAGAATGACATTTCATTTTCTGGTGGATTTGTTTGGGTTTTTTGGGTTTTTTGGGTTTTTTGGGTTTTTTGGGTTTTTTGGGGTTTGACAGTTTGTGGATTTGTTTGGGTTTTTACAACATTCGATTTATCATAAATATCTGAGAATGATACGACGTTTTCTGGTGTATCTGTTTGGTTTTGATTGATCAATGTATTTGAAAGTTTAATTGGCATTTTTTTGACAAGTTCCAAATACTTTTTTTTAAATTCAAGTGAACCGCCTATTACATTATTATCATCATATGATGTTTCATCGTTTAAAAATTGTATTATTTCGTTTTTATCAGATTTATATAATGTTTTATCTTTGAAAAAATCATTACTTATTGCTATATAACGATTAAAATGCTCATCAATTAAATCATCAAGTATTCCATAAAATGCTAAGGAATCGTTAAAGTATCTTTTTATATTCAATTGTTCTTGTATTGAATTATTACTATAATCTAGTTTTAACAACATACCATCTTCGATATTAAAAATTTCATCTAATTTGGTTTTAACATTATCATTAATATCGCAAAATAATTGCAGTGGAAATACCGTGTAGTTTTGGTCTTCTATTGTTATTAACTCATAATTATTTACAAATATATCAGCCACCTTTTTTTCTGCGATATTAACCCAATATAATATACCGGGGTTTAATAAAATATTCATCGGTTCAATATATTTAACATGTATTGATGTAAAGTCGGCATTAATATCATTACGGTTTTTATTATTATAAATTAATTCTATTTTTCCTATAGTAAAATCATTGGTTGTGTTTTCTTTAAAAATAATATAATCATTCAGGTTGTAATTAAATTTGAATGTTTTATATCCAATGTCAACATTTTCTATTTTTCCCGAAATACCCTTTATATTTTGATATACTAATTCCTTTTCTTTTATTATTCTATTAATTTTCTTATAAATATTACCTATTGGTATATTTTTTGTTGTATTCAGTTGCGGGATGGGTCCATTCTTTTGTATATTTTCTAAGGTATCATTTAACTTTACAAATAAATCCGGTATTTCTTTGATATATATGTTCTCAAATCTTGTTTTAACATCATCGTTTATCTCATTTATATCAAGATTATTTATTTCATTGTTTGTTTGATCTATTCTCTTTTTTATGTTTTTAATTTCATTGTTCGCTAATTTAAGCTTTTCATACTCTTTTAATTCTTGTTTAAATTCAATTAATTTATCATTAACATTTTTTTTTAAATCCATTTATAATAATAGTATAAATTATATTATTATATTTTTAACTTCTTCTATCCAAATAAAAATATAAATGATTATTTTAAATTTATATTTTTGAAATATTTTGTATTGATACGCTTTTGCATATTCAGATATGTTATTCTGTTATGTTTTCTGTTATGTTTTCTGTTATGTTTTCTTTATATTGAATTAAACAATCTCTTACTGAGTCTTTAATGTGTTTTACATTTGGATAAAGCTCTTTTAATTTGGATACATCTAAATAATTATTTGATCTACCTGCAGCTAATAAATTTTTTTGTTCTTCAAAATTCATATTTTTCCAAGTAAAACTAGGGTCTATGATTTCTCTATACATTTCTAAAATTTCATTATGGGTAATTAATCCAGGATTGGTTAGGTTTATAGTTCCAGTTACTTTATTTATTACCATATCTATCATAATAGGTATTAAATCAGGTAATACTGTCATTGAATTTGGTATTGAGCAAATTTGTTCATAAGTAATTAGTTTTGTAATAAAATTTCTCCAGTGATTATTGGCAGTTAAACACATACGAATTCTTAAATTCAGTGTGTTATCAAATAAATGCATTAGTCTATCTGTAAAACCTTTTACGGTTGAATAATTAGAACCAAAAAAATTAGGTTCATCAGATTCTTTAAAACCTGAATTTTCACAACCATATGGATGAAGTTCGTCATATTCGAATAAACAACCCGTTCCTAAATAAGTAAAGTGAATTGATAATTTTTCACAAATTATTGCTAATGCAACAGGTGAATATAAATTATCTCTAATATTTTCACATAATTTACTGGGATGTTGTAAATAATCAATAGTTTTATAATTTGGTTCACTAATATTTCCATGTGTTCTGCCAATTAAAGATATAATATGAGTTGGATTAATTTCAGTAATTTCAGACATTAATTCTTTTTGATTAACCGCTCTTTGCATTCCTTTTACATATGTAATATTTAATTTATCTAGTTCACGTAAAACTTGTTCTCCAATCCAACCGTTATAACCGTAAATTAATATTTTCATTATTATTATATATTGACATAGATATTTATATTTATATATGTTAATATACAAAAATATAAATATAAATATAAATATATAAATAAATGTATAAATAAAAAATGTACGAAGAGTATGATATTATTGTTGTAGGTTGCGGTCTAAGTGGGTGTGTTATTGCTGAAAGATATGCGAATTTATTAGATAAAAAAGTTGTCATTATTGATAAACGCGAACACATCGGAGGCAATTGTTATGATTTTATAGACGAAAAAACAAATATATTATGTAGTAAATATGGACCACACTTTTTTCACACGAATGATGAAGAAGTTTGGAAATATATCCATACATTTGCAGAATGGGAGAGATATGAGCATAAATGTGTAGGAAATATTGATGGTAAACTAGTACCTATACCAGTTAATATAACAACAGTTAATATGCTATGTGATGAGAACTTACAATCAGAAGAAGATATGGATGAATGGTTAAATAAAAATCAAATTAAATGTGAAAATATAACAAATAGTGAAGAAATATCATTATCATTAGTTGGCAGAGTACTTTATGAAAAAATTTTTAAAAACTATACATTCAAACAATGGGGGAAATATCCAAATGAACTAAAACCGGAAGTCTTAGCAAGAATACCTATTCGTAAAAATTTTGATAATAGATATTTTACTGACAAATATCAAGTTTTACCAATAAAAGGTTATACTGAATTTTTCAAAAATTTATTAAATAATAAAAATATAACAGTTAATTTGAATACTGATTTTTTTGATATTAAAGATAAAATTTCCAAAGATAAAATTATTATATATACAGGTCCAATTGATCATTACTTCTCAGAGTTGGGTTATGAAAAATTAGAATATAGAAGCATAGACTTTGTTTTTGAAATTTATGAAAATATGAACTATTACCAAACTCATACACAAGTAAATTATCCAAATTCAGATGAAAAATTTACAAGAATAACTGAATATAAACATCCTTATAACCAACAATCAAAACATACAATTATTACTAAAGAATATAGTAATTCATATGGTGAGCCATATTATCCTGTATTGAATAATAAAAATCTAGAATTGTTTGAAAAATATAAACAATTAAGCATTGAAGAAACAAAAAAAAATAATATTCATTTTATTGGAAGATTGGCAAATTACAAATATTTTAATATGGATCAAGCCATTAAAAATTCACTTGACTATTTTAACAAATATTTATCAGTTAAATCATATAATATAGTTGTTGCAAAATATAAAGAGAATATTGATTGGATAAATGAATTAGATAAATCTAAAATTATTATTTATAATAAATCAGATGAAGTCATGGAAAACGCAATAAGTATACCAAATATTGGAAGAGACCCTGAAACGTTTCTATATCATATTATAAAAAATTACGAAAAATTACCAGACTATTTATTTTTCTTACAAGGAAATCCATTTGATCATTCTCATGTAAATAAAGATGAATTGCAAAAAAAAATAGATGAGATTGTAAGTTCTAATGAAAAAATAGATGTAGTACCTTTTTTTACAGATATTTACTTAGAAAAACATGATACTTATAAAGGGTTAAATACAAAAGAATATTATTCATTATTTTTTAACGGAAATATTCCTGATATGTTTGAATTTTCTCCTGGTTGTCAGTATATTGTTTCAAAAAAAAATATATTGAATAGACCAAAAGCGTTTTATGAAAAAGTTTACAATATGATACATAATTGTCAAATTGTAGATGCAGATACTGCACATCATGGTACAAATACATTTGATTACAATTATATAAATGTATGGACAGTAGAACGATTATTATTATATATATTCACTAATAATTTTGAACTATCCGATAAAATCAAAGGGTTAATGTCAACCGTTATTTAGATCGTGTGATATGAAATGCGCAAAATCGCATTACACCTTTGCAGATTATATGATTCATACGACATGTATTTTTGTTTTACGATTTATTCTAAACCACTTGATAAATAATTTAGCATTTCTTTATTATTTATCGCATTATACATAATTTTGTAAATATTTGAATATTTGTAGCAATATTCATTATTTGAAACCCTAATTAAATTTAACAATAATTTTAACTGTCTCTTTCTTAATACACTTACATGCCGATACTGATAATTCTTCGCGCTTTTTTCTTGTTTTTAAATTCTCGTCTAAACACACTTTACGTTTTGAAGTAGTGTTTCGTGCATTCATATCACTTTCTATGATATCGTAATTGTCTTCAATAAAATCTAAGATCTTGTTCTCGATCGCCCATTTGAAAAAATTCAACTGTCCAATGGTTGTCTCCATATAATTTTCATCATCATATGGAACTGTAATTCTTTCCCACCTACAAAATGGATCAAAATTACGTTTGCTATATGCCTTAAGCTTTAATTTATAACTATTGTATACTTTGAATC